ATGGATTCGAGGTTGAAGGGATATGCGGGGAGGGTGACGCACCCGACGTTGGCGCTGGAGCGGGCCTATTGCACAATCTGCGGGCGGCCGTATGGCTGGGTGAGCATGGAAAGCTACGCGCACGTGGCGCCGGAGGAAGTGCTTGTGGTGTGCGACGCATGCGATGAGCGATATGGACGCATGCCGTTGCCGGAATTGGAATTGAAGCGAACAAAGGAGAGTTGACGTGCCATTTTATTACGCGGTTTCCTCGCAACAGAATACCAACGCCACAGCGAACACGGATACGCTGCTGGCGGATTTGAAGACGGCCAGCGCCAACGCGGGATTGCGGGCGTATGTGCAGAAGCTGCAGGCAGGTTCGTACGCAACGCCCGCCGACAATGCCATTCGCCTGCGCTTGCACCGTCTGACTTCACTGGGCACATATGCCTCGGGAACGGCGGTGACAGCGGCGCCTTTGGTGCCCGATGCACCGGCAGCAGCCTCGCTGGTGTCCACGCTACCCTCGCTGGGCACCGCGGCGCTGAATGCGGTGCCGGCGATCCAGTTGGCGTTCAATCAGCGTGGAACGGGATTGTGGGCGGCGTTCACCGTGGACGAGGCCATCGGCATTTCCGGGGCGAACAATGCCGTCAACGGGTTGCTGGTGCTGGATAGCCAGTCGACCGGGACATCCGTCCCGGTGAACTTCAAGATCATTTTCAGCGAGTAGCGCGTGGCGACGACAACATGGGTTGCGGGGCTGTACAACGAAGTTACGCTGCTGCCTGCGCCCGCAAACCGGCAAACGCCGGTGAGCTTGCTGGATATCGAGGAGCGGAGAATTCTGCTTCCACCGCTGCCGGCGGAAGCGGAATTCTTCTATGACGAGTTGGGCGGGTACAAGGCGACTGAATTTCGCGCGGGATTGCAAGCCAACGCGGAGTTCGACGCGCGGTGGATCCTGCTGGGGCGGCCACCCACGGCGTTTGATGAAGTGGAGTGGCAACGATTTGCGGGGACGTGGTTTTCGCAAGCGACAAGCGAGGCGGAAACCGGGCTGACGCCCATGGTCCCTGGACGGGCGTGGGACGAGACCGATTGGCAGAGAGCGTTCGCGTGGTTTGCGGCGTTTCCCGCGGAAGACGAGCAGCCCGAGCGCCTGCCGTTCACACCGCCGCCCGTGCCGAATCTGGGCTGGGACGATTTTGAGTGGGATCATGATTTTGGTGCGCGGGGATTGGGGATGTTGGTGGTGATGGACGAGTTTGTGAACGCACCGGCTGGCGGAGGAACTGGTGGGGTAACGCCAAGGGGAAGAGCGGCGAGATTGGGCTTCACGATGCCGGCGTTCCGTTAGGGAAAAGGGCGTGAGTCGCCGTCAAATCCGATGAAAAAGTGTAAGGCATTTTATCCGATCGCGGGGTCACGAACAGCTTGGATTCCGTGTGTGCGAAAGGCGGAGGCGGAATCGGGCTTTTGCCGGCGGCATGGTGAGGCGATCTTTGGAGCGATGCTGGGGGCGATCGTATACGAGAAGGCGGTAGACGAGGTGGTGGAAATAGAGGCGGAGAAGTGGCCGCGAAAAGAAAAAAAGATAACGCGGAAGCACAGAGGACGTGGAGATTCGCAGAGTGAAGAGGAACCCAGGACCCAGGCACACACTCCGTGCCTGGGGCACCCGGCGGCATGACGACGCAATCCTAGGCGCGATAATGGGGGCGCTGGTGCATTCGGGACCGATGGAGGAGATAGAGCATTTGTGTGAGTAGAAGGCGCCATGTCCGTTGAGGCGGGCGAGGCGGAGGAAGTGATGGCGCAACCACAAACGATCACGATAAGGGCTTTCCGGGGGATGGATACATTCTCCGGAGAAATGCGCGTCATAGGGGGATCCCGGGCGCGCCGGGGAGTGCGCCGGCAGAATCACCGGGCGAGTTGCAACTCGTTGAGAGAGCTGGCGGGGTCTGACGCCGGACGTGGATTGACCGCTGGCGGGAGTGCGCACACCTCCGCCGCACACGCTGCGGACCACAAGACGGGCGCTGATTCGGCTAAGACGAAGGTGGAAAAGCGCAGGCGCACTCCCGACAAAAAGGAAAAGAGCAGCACGAAGAAGGGGAACGGCGGCGGAGACGGTCCAGTGGAAAGTTTGTGGGATGAGAGGGCCCAACTGGACGGAGGAGTACCACTCCCGGAAGACGGAGTGGGGTTTGTAGATGCGGTGAACGTCAACATCGACCTGATCCGGCTAACGGAATTGTTGTTGCGGGGAACGGAGGAGAGGTCGTCGAAGAGTTTATTGGAGCGGCTGCTGGAGATGAGGTACGGGAAGAATGTCCGGGGGAGTGAAAACCCAGCGAAGCAGTATGTGATTGATATTCCGTCAGCCGTTGCGGAACGGGCAAGAGAACGGGAACAAGAATCCTGAACCAAGGAGCAGCAAATGACAAACGCGAAAGTCATCTTCATTGGGGAAGTAACGCAGATCGCCGGGGTGGGGGCGGTGGTGCTTGGCGTGGTACTGAGCCTGCATCATTGGGGCGCCGCGGCGGCTTTGATCGGCGGGATCTCGGCGTTTTTTGTGGGGAAGAAACTGCGGGGAGTTTGAGACAGTGGGATGCGCCGGCTGGGGTCGGCGGCAGGACTTGACGTCGTAAAAGCGGCGGCAAACCGCCGCACTCCAAAACTCGGCGAAGAAGATGATCGAGCGGACCTTACTCAGCGCATCGTACGACCCATTTGATCGGCAGAGAGAGTTTCACAATTCAAGAAAGAAATATCGCCTGTTCGGCGGTGCCGCAGGCCCGGGCAAGACCAGAGCGCTTCTCTCGGAGGCGATTTTTCAAGCGCTGCTCAACGGCAGAAGCGACACGCTGCTGATGCGGAGGACGTATCCAGAGCTGGAGGGTTCTCTGCTGGCACAGTTTCGGCGCGATGTGCCGCGCGACCTGTACCAAAACTACAACGAAGCAAAACACCTAGTGACCCTGACGAACGGTTCGACGATACGGTTCGGCTACTGCCGCAATGAGAATGACGTTTATCAGTATCAGGGCGCGGAGTTTTTGTTCATCGGGATCGACGAGCTGACGCATTTCACGTTGAAGCAATGGCAATTCCTGACTTCGCGAAATCGCTGCCCGATCCCCGGAACTTTTCCGTGCATGGCGGGGGCAACGAATCCCGGGAACATTGGGCATGCCTGGGTCAAAGCGCTGTGGGTGGACAAAGCCCCGCCGCCGGGATATGAGCGGCCGGAACAGTACGATCCGGGGGATTACGACTTCATACGCGCGCGCATTGCCGACAATCCGATTTACGCGAATGACCTGAATTACCGGAAGACGTTGGAAGCGCTCCCGGAACAACTGCGGAAAGCTTTCCTGAACGGGGACTGGGACGTTTTCGCGGGACAGTATTTCGACCTGTTTGAGATTGGGCGGCACACGGCACGGCCGGAAGAGATCGGCATGCAGGCCTGGTGGCCGCGATGGATTTCGATTGACTGGGGATTCCAGCATCCCAGCGCGGTGTATTGGCACGCGGCGGAGCCGTTGGCAGCGATCAGTAATCAGCGATCAGCGACCAGGAATCCAGCGCCAGGCAGCAATGCAGGGGGCGACACTGCGGCGAGGATCATAACGTACCGGGAGTTCGTGCAGAACGGATTGTCGCCGCGGATGCTGGGGCAGGCGATTGCGGAGCGCTGCAAGGGCGAGAAGATCCAGGAGATTTACCTTTCACCGGATGCGTTTGCGCACCGCACGAGCGAGGCTTCGATCGCGGAGCAACTGGGAGAGGTGCTGGCGGCGAATGGAATGCCGCGGCCCTCGCCGGCTGATGACGACCGGATTGGCGGATGGCAGTTGATGTACCAGTTGCTGGAGCAGGACGCCTGGGTAATCACGGAGAATTGCGCGAAGTTGATCGAGTGTTTGCCGCAACTCGTGCGGGATAACCGGCGGGTCGAGGATGTGCGCAAGGTGGAAGGCGACGATCCAGCCGACGCGGCGCGCTATGGCATAGTTCCCGGCGCAAGATACGCCGGTGTTGGGGCACACCGAAGTGCGCCCGGGGCGGGGCAGGCTCCGCCCCTTTATTCTCAGATGCGATTCATGCCCGGGATGCCGCTGGGCGAACAGATCGCGCGCCTGGTCACGGCGGAGGACGCCACTTCGCGCGCGATACAGTTCCAGAGGTTGGAGGCGGAGGCGCGCAAGCAGTTCGGCCCCCAACGCTTGCCGCGCCGGCGGTGGAATTGGTAGGGCGGAGCGAACTTGAGACGCGAAGGGTGAGGCGATGTTGGAGCTAGTGAAAAGATTCTTTAAGACGCGGTATGTCGCGCTGCTGGAAGAGGAAACGGCGCGGCTGCGGGGGGAGAATCGCGCGCTGCTGAATTCGCTGCTGGGGACGGCTGGATTCCCGCCTGTGGAGTTTGCGGAGCCGGTAAAGCCTGTGGAGCTGCCAAGATTGCGGAAGAGGTCGTGGCAGCAGGTGCAGCGAAAGAATGAATTGGAAGCAATGAAGGGGTGACTTGGCGGAGATTGAGGAACCTAAGAGCGGTTGGATCAGGAGAGAAGAAGGAAAATCTAACGCAGAGACGCGGAGAACGCAGAGGTTCGCAGGGAAGAGAAACCCAAGAGCACAGACAGGAGTGTCTGTGCCACAGGGGCGCAGAAGGCACAGAGAGCGCAGAGAAGAGATGATGAGAGATCGTATGGAAAACGCGACTAGAGATTGGGAACCGGGGATGACGGCGCCGGCGGACGGAAATGCGGGAGCGGGAGGCGCAGCGGGAAGGTTCGGAGAGATTCCTCGGTACGAAGGCTCCGCTCGGAATGACGGGCAGGCGAACCAGGCAGTGGCACTGGGGCCGAATTTTGAGGGGTTGGAGGAAGAGCGGCCGGAACTGGTGAACGCGCTGCGGGAGCTGGTGCGGCAGTACCGGCAAGAGGGCATAACGGCGCGGCGGCACGAAATTCGACGGATTCGACAGGCGCGGCTGTTCTGGCAGGGGCTGCAGTATGCCTGGTGGAACCCCAATGACATGAACTGGCACTTGCCGTTTGAGCAGAAGTTCAACGACGACCGCGCGCTGGAAGAGATGCCGCGGTATCAGTTTGTGACCAACTTTTATCAGGGGTTTGGGCTGTCGTTTGTGGCGGTGCTTTCGCAGGATGTGCCGAGCGTGCGCTTCTACCCGCAATCGGCGCAATCGCTGATGGACATTGCCGCGGCGCGCGCGGCGAGCGACGTGTCGGAGCTGGTCGAGCGAAATAACCATGTGGAGCACCTGCTGACGTCCATCGGGTATTTTCTGTGGACGGATGGGAAGCTGGGCGCGTATGTGCGGTACGTGAAGGACGGGCAGCGGTTCGGTTTTCGCGAGGAAGAGATCCTGGCGGCGGTGGAGATACCGCTGGGCGTTGACATGTGGGTTTGTCCCTCCTGCGGAAGGGAGACTCCGGTCGGGGGAAATCAGGGAGTACCGGACGGATATCAGCGATCAGCGACCAGCGATCAGGAGGCAGCAGAAGAGGAATCCCTCGACTCCGGTGTGCAGAAGGCGCAGACCTCCGCGCGGGATGACAATTTCGGACAAGGCGAGGATGACGGAGTGTTGGATGGTGGTGCCGAGGAAGCCCTCACCCCTGAAGGGGTGAGCTACACATGTCCGGGGTGCGGGGCGGAGTTGGGCGAGAAGGATTTGCGGAGGGCCGAGCGGGTGACGGTGCCGCGGGTGGTGGAGACGCGGCGCGTGGCGAACGGCCAGGAAGTGATTTCGATTGCCGGCGGGCTGGAACTGAATACGCCCGTGTGGGCGAATGAGATGCACGAGTATCCGTACCTGCAATGGCAGGCGGAAGTGCACCGCGCAAAATTGAAGGCGGCGTATCCGCTGGCGGCGGGAAAAATCGAGGCGGCGCCATCGCAGGGCCCGGAGGATGTGTACGCGCGCGTGTCGCGGCTAAGCGTGGAGCAAGGGTTGCCGTCGATTCATCCTGGTGACACGCTGATGAACCTGATTACGTTCGACCGCACGTGGCTGCGGCCGTGGGCGTTTTACGGGATCGAGAATGAAGAGGTGCGGAACGAACTGTTGGCGCTCTTCCCGGATGGCTGCTACGTGGGCTTTGCGGGCGATGTGTACTGCGAAGCGCGCAACGAAAGCATGGACGATCACTGGCGCGTGCTGCACGCGCTGCCAGGCGACGGCCAGAACCGGCCGAGCGTGGGCGATTCGCTGGTGCAGGTGCAGGAGCGCTACAACACCCTGAGCAACATGCAGGCAGAGACGTATGAGTACGGAATTCCGCCGATCTATGCCGATCCGCAAGTGTTGGACTTTGATGCGCTGGCGAATCAGGTGGCGGAGCCTGCGGCGCACTTTCCCGCGCGAGCGCGCCCGGGCCAGCCCTTGGCGGCGGGATTTTTCCAGCCAGCGCCGGCGCAGGTGCCTCCGGACATGATTCGCCACCAGCAGGATTTGATTGGGCCGGTGTCGCAATTCTTGACCGGGCTGTTTCCCGCGGTCTTTGGCGGAAACATGGAGGATGTGAAGACGGCGAGCGGGTATGCAATGGCTCGCGACCAGGCAATGGGACGGCTGGGGCTGGTGTGGCGGCGGCTGAAGCAGTTTTATGGCGAAGTGATGTTACTGGGCGTGGACTGCTTCCGGAAGAACCGGCCTGAGGACGTGGATGTGCCCCTGCTGGGGCCGGATGGGACGCTGGACGCGCGCATGATTCGGGTGGGCGATTTGAAAGGGAATATCTGCGTGCATCCGGAGGCGGATGAGACGTTCCCGCGGCTGAAGTCGCAGCAGCGCGGCGTGCTGCAGCAGTTGTTTGCGCTGAAGGATCCGCTGATTCAAGAGGCGTTGTCGGAGCCGGCGAACCTTGGGTACATCAAGAATGTGCTGGGTTTGACGGAGTTGGTGATTCCGGGGGAGGACTCGCGGAATAAACAGTTGCGAGAGATCCAGGTGTTGTTGGGGAGCGCGCCAATTGTGGTGGCAGGGGGAAATCGAAACTCGAAACTCGAAACTCGAAATTCGGAAGAAGGGTCCGAGCCAGATCCGCAACCTGCGCCCATTGTGCTGCCATCGGTGGCCGTGGATGTGCTGCTGGACGAGCATGCGGTGGAGTTTGAGGAGTGCAAGAGGTGGGCGAATTCGGAGGCGGGGCAGTCGGCAAAGATGACGAATCCGGTGGGGTTTGCGAATGTGCGGGCGCACGCGGAAGCGCATTTGCGGGTGATGCAAGCGCAAGCCGCATTGACGGCCTAAGAAGAATTTGGCGTGGCAAGATAACCGCATGAGGACCTAGTTGGATGTGATCTTGCCGAGTAGGGGCGCAGCACTGCTGCGCCCCTACATGGAAAGTCGGAGTGAGCGCGGAGAGTGGGATGGAAACGATTGCGACACAAAGCGGAATGCAAGGTGCGGGTAGGGAAGTGTTTGCGTTGACGGATGAGCAAATATTGGGGATGGAGCCGGAGGGCGAAGTTGCTCGAGGTACGCAAATGACAGACGAGCAACTGTTGGAGACCGCCGGAACGAGCGTTGAGCGAGGCGCGGCGGGACGCTACTGAGCAAGCGAAAGAGGTTGGCGCGCAGGCGCCGCCACAATGGCTGGCCGAGAGGATGCGGGATCCCTGGCATGGGGATGAGGCGAAGGAGTTCTGGGAAGGCGCGGTGCAGGCGAGGCAGGAAGCGGCGGCTTATCGCGAGGCGATTGCGACGCCTGCCGAAGCGCGGGCGCTGAAGGAGATCTATCCCGGTGGAGTGAATGAGGCGAAATCGGCAGCGGAACGTGCGCGGCAGTTGGAGGAGTTTGATGGGGCGTACTTCGGCGCGGCGGGGATGCCGGCGGAGGCGCTGAGCGCTGCGCGGGTGCAATTGGCGCAGAGGTTGATGGAGCAGGATCCGGCGGCGTTCCGGCAGATGGTGGCGGCGGGAGTGCGGTTGCTGGAGGCGGCCGGGGGCCAACGACCAGCGAGCGCTGTAGGTGCAGAAGGAAATGGTGGCAGCGGGCGGTTGGTTGACGGGGCCAGGAAAGGCCTCACCCCTGAAGAGGTGAGCTACAGGGACGGGAACGGCAGACAGCCGGGTGCGGCTGTTGCGCAGCAGGTGCCGCCAGCGTACGTGAATTTTGAGAAGGCCACGAACGCGGAGTTGGAGAAGAGCGTGGGCGGAGCGATTGCGCGAGCGATGGAACAGGCGCTGCCGAATCTGAGGAGCCTGGATCGAGCGGGGCGAGACGCGGCTTCGCAGGGCACACCATTACAAGAGAGATTGGGCGCGGCGGTCCGCGAGGATGTGGAAGCGGCGCTGAAGAGCGACGCGCAACTGGGTGAGCAGGTGGCAAAAATTCTTGGAGCGCGGCGGTTTGACGATGCCACGCGGGCTCAGGTAGTGCGGGTGATTGATGCGCGGGCACAACAGTTGGTGCCAGGCGCGGTGAAGCGGGTGGTGGGGAGTTGGACGACGGCGACACTGGGGACAACAGGGAAGAGCCGCGCGGCGGAAACGGGATCTGGTGCTTGGCGGTCGGCGGGCGAATCCGCTGCGAGGCCTGCGCCGCAGACTGGGAAGAACAAGCCGAGTTCCGGACGAAATGAGAGATCGGAGCCTCGCGCTGGCGCACGAACGGGGAACCGAGGACGGGTGGATTACGGGAAGTTGAGCGACGAACAAATTTTGGAGCTGTGAGAGAGTGTTTGCCGCAGAAAGAACAAGAACAGAGGGATTGTGACGTTCGATCGTAAGAGCCCACTCTTCGCAAAATACGCGAAGGATGGGGCACCCTCAAGATCAGGGGTAGGGCGGCGTATGAGGGGAAACCCAAGAGCACAAGCATGAGTGCCTGTGCCACAAAAGCAAAAGACAAGCCACAGGGCGCACAGATCGGCCCCTGCAACAACGGAGTTTTGGCGCCTTCTCGCAAGACGCCTGCCTGCCCTTCTGAAGCGGGGCAGCACATCTAAGGAGAAACAACAATGCCAGCACAAGCAAACGCGAATGTCATCGCGTTGCAGCTCGAGAAGGTGCGCGACAAGGTACCTTTGCTGTATGAGCGCGACGACATTCTTTTGACGATGATCCAGCAACGCGGCGACGTGGAGAAAATCTCTTCGCGTAATATGCGCCTGCCGTTGCAGGTCAACCCCGGCGGGAAGGCCGGGTCGTACAACGCAGACGGAGGCGACCTGGGCCGCGGCTCGGGAACCGCCTATGACGTCGCGCAAGTGTCGCCGATTTTCTTCCGCTTCGCGATTGAAATCACGAAGCTGGTGGAATACGCGACGACGGGAAGGGAACGCGCGATTGAAAACGCGGCCAAGCGCGAAGTGGCCAACGGAATGAAACAGTTCCGCGCGTTTCTGGACAAGCTGATCCAGACCGCAGGGAACGGCGTGTTGGGATCGATCAGCTCATTTGCCACGACAACGTGGACGATGGCAACGCCGCCGGGAGCCGCGCTGGTGTACGTGGGGCAGACGATTCAGGTGTACGACTCGACGCTGACGACCAACCGCGGCACGGCCAATGTGGTGGCGGCGGATCCCATCAGCCCGACACAGACGATTACCGTGGACGCGAATCCGAGCGGACTGACGAACGGCGACGTGATCGTGCACGACGGGTTGAGCGGCGCTTCGCCTGTGTCGTTGTTCGGAATCAAGTATCACCAGAACAACGCGACGACCGGCACGTGGCTCAACCTGAACCGCGCGACCTATCCGGTGCAACTGGCGACGCCGCGCGTGAACGCGGGCAACGCGGCGCTGACGCCGGCCAACGTGCGCCTGGCGATCAACAAGGTGCGCAAGGCATTGGGTATCAACCACCTGAGCAAGCTGATCGCGTACATGGCGGTCGAGCAGGAGCATGCCTGGGAAAATCTGGGCATCACGGTGAGCTCCATCATCAAGGAAGGCGGCGGCGGAAACGGGAACGACCTGGATCTGCTGTTCACCGGCAGGAAGACGATGAGCGGGATTCCGATCAAGTCCAGCGTAAACGCGGACCAGACGCGCGTGGACTTCCTGGATCTGGCGCACTGGGGCCGCGCCGTGTTGAAGGACATTGATTTCTACGAGGTCAATGGCAACACGGTGTTCCCGATTTACGGGGCAAGCGGCGGCCTGGCTGCGAGCTATATCTTCTACTTCGACACAGCGTTCCAGCTGTGGTCAGACTGCCCGCGCAGCGGCGCGTACATCGATACGCTGGCGCGGCCAAGCGGCTACTAGGAACAAGGCGTGTCATCCCGAGCGAGCGAAGAGGGTCGAGGGATTGAGGCCGGGCCTAAGAGCTTTGCCTCGATTCCTCGGCTGCGTCCCGGCAAAGTGCGCCGGGACTCCGCTCGGAATGACAATCCTCGGAATTTGTTGGGCAAGATCCAGGTCATACGAGAGACACACGAAACGCCGGAAGAGGTTGCGCGGCGTCTGGAAGCTGCGGGCGGACGGAATCGGTTTGGTGAGCCCAACTATCGCGTGACTTGGGGCTGGAACCGCCTGGCGTGGATTGGCGGGAAGTTTGAAGACCGCGACGCGCACGGGGATCTCGTGCGGGAAGTGGTGGAATTACGGCTGGAGCCGAAATATCCCCAGGTGAACCGCTGGCACGTGGAACGCTGGGTAGCGCCGGATGTGTATGGATCTCCGCGCGAGTGGTATGCGAATACGGTGGAAAGCGCAAATGGTGTGAGCGTACCGGCGCTGGGACCCTATCCGGAGCGGGGCGAGTACGAGCATTGTTTCACGCTGCAAGGGCCGAAGGGCGAGTTTGTGCAATTGACACCGACGATTGTCGAGCACGTGGCGCGAGCGATCGAGTGGGCGAGGCGTTTCCCGCAGGCGAAGCAGCGCGGGATGTTGTACGAGAGGGAAGCGCGGGAAGAGCGGGAGTATGAGGAGTGGGCGTACACCTTGATGGATGACGAGGCGCCGGCGCTGCACGGGCAGCCGTTTGTGACGGTGGGGTAGGGATGAGAGTGGGAAGTTCTGGATGAAAGCTATTGGCGATCAGCGATCAGATATCAGCGATCAGGGATCAGGAAGCGAAGAGAAAAACGGCCCGCCCCGCAAACTCATCCGGGGCGCAAACAATGCGCCTGAGAAGGGCGGGCCCAACACGGGCGAGACACAGACGGGAGATTCGGCGGATTGCTGAGGGCGTGTCTATGACGCGATTTCAGATTTGGCTGAGGGGGATCGTGGCGGCGGGAGTTAGCGGAGCTGCGGGTGGAGTGATGACCGGGCTGGCGGCGGTGGGAATCGATCCGGCCCACTTTAATTTGCAGGCGGGGATGGGAGCCACGGTG